CCTTGAATCGCCACGTCTTGCGGCACGTTCAGGTCGCGTGTAGCAGCCGATGCGGCAGCCATTGCTTGATTGAACTGGTCTTGGCTGCCAGCAGCATTTCGCAAGGCAATCTCCATCTTCTGAATTTGCGCCGCATAATCCGCAAACTCGCCAAGCTGCTTTCTAAGGCCGCCAATCTGCGCACCAGCAGCAGCACCAGCAAATGCACCACCAACGCCACCAAATACGCCGCCAAGTGCGCCGCCAAGGAAGCCTTCAGGGCCGCCAAAAATACCGCCACTGACTGCAGCACCAGCAGCTTGGGCGACTTGCATGCCGCTCATGCGGCGGCGCGTAAGACCACGACCTAGCTTTTCTGAACGCGCATCAAGCTCTCCAAGCTCTTTGGTGAGTTTTTTGAATTCAGCGCTAGCGCCCGGCAATGTCGACCTGTACTGGTTGATTGCCTCGCGTAGACGCTGCGTCGAGTCAATGCTGCCAATATCGGCGCGACGTGCTTTGTCGATCTCAGCGCGATAGGACTGAACCTGGCGCTCAGCTTGTGCTCGCGCCTCGGCTGCAGTCCTAACTGCTTCTGCTTCTGAAATTGCGGCACGGCGCGCTCTTTCGGCTTGTTGTTCGGTCGCTTCCGGTCCGTAAGCCTGAGGGGCGCCAGGCATTTGCATTTGAGCGTCGCCAACATCGAAGCGAGTAAAGAAACGCTGAATTCGACCAGTAGCGCGCCCCACGCGTGCGCCACCGCTGATTTCAAGCCCTGTCCCCGGCGCCGTAGTCTGTCCAGCAGCCGGCAACGCAAGCGGAGTAGCAGCAACCCCAGCCCTGACGCGCTGACCTAATTCGGCCATCGCCTGCTCTTGCTGCCGAATCAGCGAGCGATTCAAGTAATTTGCTGTTGCTCGCGCTGTTGCTTCGCTTGTCTGTGCAGTGGCAGCCTGAACCGCCATATCGCCAACATGCCTGTAAGCATTCGCCAATCCTTTAAGTTGTTGCTCTAAAGCACGAGCCTGGCTTGCATTTTCCGCATACGCACGAGCGCCCTCAGATGTCGTCACATCAAGCTGAGACATCTCAGCTCGCAGTGCCGCTATCACCTCTTGAAGATTGCGCGCACTTGGCGCAACAGTGCCAGTGCGAATACCCATGAGCAAGGCCTGGGCATATCCTTGTGTGACCGCAGTCAGCTCTCGCTGCATGCCGGCCATCTGCATAGCAACAACCAGGTAATCGGTTGTATTGCGTGTCGTGTTTGCTAAGCGCTCCGAAAGCTCGGACAGGCCCTGATTAAGGCCAGCAGTGGTATTTGGCAGTTCACCCAGTCGCTTATCAAGGGCTTCAGGACTTATAGTTCGCAAAAAAGCTGGGTCAGCAAAAGCAGCGGCGGCAGATCGAACAGTCTGGCGGCCAGCGCGAGCAGACTCTTGAAACGTAAGCTGACGCTGTTGCGCTAGCGCTCTGTTCAAGCGCTCTTGAGCTGCAGCGCGAGCCTCGACATTATCTTTTAAACGCCGCTCACGACTTGCTAAAGAGTCAATGTTGTCAATAAATTCTTGTTGTTCGTCAATCAGTAGCTTTAGGTCTTGAATCTGCTTCCTTGCACCAGCAGAAGTCGAAGCAAGCGCTTGACCAAGAACACGCCCAAATGCTCGACCTGTTTGCGTTGTCTGAGTTTCAGCTTGCTCTAGACGTGCAGTCAGTTCAGAAATGTCATTGCCAAGAGCGCTAAATACAGATCCAGTAATCGTTGCTTCATTGCGCAGTCGACCAAGATCAGCAATGTAAGAACGAAGCGACTGTTGCGACTGGTTAGAGCCAGCGGCTACAGATAAGATGCTTTCTCGCAGTACGCCAATCTCGGCGTCAGTGCGACGAGATGCCTGACGAAAATTTTCAATATCACGAGTCAGTTCTGCCCAAATAGCAGAACCGCGTTCAGTCTGAGAACGAAGCCCTTTCAGGGCCTCAACTTGCCCCTTGATTACCTGCTCGCTATTTCTCCCCTCTTTTCCGTAAGCAATAATGCTTTCACGCGCACGCTCAATTGTTGCTGCGCTAGGACCAATAGACTTCTCAAGCTCGCGAAACGAACTCTTCAGCTTGTCGAGGCCTTGCAGGCCATCGATGCCAAGCTTGATAAGAATTTCGCTGACTTGCTTGCTAGCCATCCTTGTCCTTGGCCAATTCGCTTAACGCTGCAGCCTCCATTATCTGGAGGTCTTCAAGCATCTCGCGGCGATTCTCCACATTGTAGAGGTCAAACAATCCTCCGGGACACAGCAGCACGTCATATCGCAATCCCATATAGCCCGTCATCGTCGTCGTCCACTGCGTCTGCATGCGCAGGAACATCATCACGACATCCCAGTTTTCGTCCCATACCTCAAAATCAGCCGACTCGCTCGCAGGCTGCTCGGGCAGGACGATGCCAAATGCGGCAGCGTCCTCGCCCGTTTTATCTTCTACCCTTTTGCCGCCGCCCGCCCAATAGACGGCAGCATCCTTCAGTTTCCCTGACGACCACCTTCAAACGTCTCGGTGTAAGCCTTCAGCACGCCGCGAATCCAATACGGGTCATCGCTGAACTCACGCATTGCTTCCAGCGAAAACGGCACGTCCTTGCCATCCTCATCCACAATGCCGTCCCAGCCGACCATGATCACCTTCAGCAGATCAAGCTCACCCTTCTCGCCAAGCTTTTGAAACTCCTTGCGACCAACGCGCTTGAACTTGGCATCAAAGGTGGCCGTGTCAAAAGTGCCGCCATCAGAGGGCTCTTCGATCGACACAGGCCAGGTAAAAATCTTGACCTTTTTACGGACAAATGCCATGCGTAATGAACGCGATACTCCAACAGCATACACCCAATAAAAAAGGGCCGCATTAGCGGCCCATCCTCAAACCGTCTGCACCCGATCAAGTGTAGACGAGGCTGAACTCGTCGTTGCCAGCAGTGCTAGGCACACAGGTGAACGGGATGGTCAGCATGTGGATGCCGTCCTGATCGCTGTAGCTCACATCGCCGATATCGACCTTGGTGGAAGCAAAGTCGAAGATGTTGCCAGCGGTCTGGCCATGCTGGAACAGCAGGTTGCCAAGAGTGCCATCGCTCAGGGCTGCAGTGAAGTAGTCCTTCTCAGCAATGGTCGGAGCCTCGATCACAACGCTACCGGTGCTGGCACGATCGGTCAGCAGCACCTGCTTGGTGCAGTTGATCAGATCGCGATACACCAGAGTGTTGCCGATGTCAAAGGTCACCGACTGCAGGCAACCGCTGTAAGACAGCAGTTCAAAGCCAGTGGTGTTGCCGGCCTTGGCCACAACAGGAGTGGCCTGATCGGCATAAGTCACCGAAGGCGCCGAAGTGTCAGTCGGAGCGTTGTACACACCAGTGAACGTGAAATCAATGGTGGGGATGTCGCCAACCGCCATATTGATCGTAAAGGTGCCGCGAGCACCAGTCACTTTGTGCAGCACACCATCAATGTTGTAATAGATGGTGCAGCTGCCAAAGTTGGCGCTAACGGGCTCATAAGTCACGCTGGTGCCGGCAGCCACGGTTTCGCTCATGCCGCAAGCAAGCAGAGCTTTGCCGTAACGAGGAGCAGTACCAGCAGTGCCGGAGCCAGCAAGCTCAACGCTGAATGTGCATTCAACGCGAGTGTTGGCCAGCAGTTGCTCAGATGCGCCCAGATAAGGGCGAATCAGCTGACGGCTTACGACATCACTCTGCAGAGGAGTGATGTTCAAATCCCTCACCAGAATGGCGTCGGCGCCGTCGGGAGTCGGGTCGGTCCCGTAAGTCCCCTCTGTCTCCAGAAGGATCAGGCGTTTCCGAGTTAGAAGGGGCATTGGAAGTTACCTCTTGTCGGTCAGGTGGCAGCGTCCGAGAAACGAGAGTACGGACGCCTGTCTCGGGGTCAAGGATGTACGAGCCACCTTGCCCTTGAAACTCATCAATCACTGTAAATCGGGTGGCTTATCAGACTTTAGGTCGCCAAACTCGCAACGCTTGTTCGATATTGAACGATATAATCGTTGAAAATTACGCCTGCAGGCTGATCCGCGTCCAGCATGTTAAACGTCACCTCATCAGGCTGCACGTCAATCGCGTAGCCACCAAGTGTTAGGTCGGCAACCATTTTCGCGTGCATGCTCTCAATAACTGGATCAGCAAGCTGGTCCGGCACGTCACCGCGCACAATTACCGTCACGCGCACCCGCATCCGCCAGTCCAATGTCGGCAAACTGGTGTTCTGCGTTGGCGTATCGCTGATCGGTTCAATGACGATCGCAGGCGACTCCACACGCTGCATCGCGGTCACCCTGCTGCGATAAACGCGACCGTTTACGCCGGCCGTGCTTGCAAGCGCAGTAGCAATCGCGCTTAATACCTGTTCACGTTTGGTCGTCATTGAATCCTCGCTTCGGTAGCGGACCAAACGCGCCAGGATCGACCTGTTTGGTCACGATTGATTTCGCTCGATAATAAATATAGCTGTCTGTCTTTCCGGCTTGCTCCAGCGCTTGCATGACCTTGACCCAGTTCTTGAAGGTGTCGCGGTCCATGGTCAGTCACAGGCTATCGTGATCGTGACGCTCTCACCGGCTCCAATCGCTGTCACGGTTGAACGAACAAATCGCACAATTCTATTTGGATAGAAATGCGCATCTACTCCTGATTCATTGTGAACTTTTTCAGTGTCAAGCGAAAACCAATTAACACCGTCAAGGCTGCCTTCGTCTTGAACCGTGACGGACCCAATAGTTTTGTGTACAAAAGTAAAATTATTACCCGACACCTCTACAGCCGCTGTTGACGTTGCCGTCGTTAAAGTGCCGAGTACTGCAATGTTTTCTCGCCTGTCCGCCCAAGCGCCATAGATTCCAGCCATCGCTACACCTTCATCAGCATTACTTCCGTAATTTTACCGTCGTCAGCAAGAAGTGGATTGCGAACCTTATAGGCAACCCCATCTACCGTTACCGCATCTCCATTTAAGAATTCGTTAAACACTCCGCTTTGAACGGTCAGCTTGTAGTCGGTGCTAAGAACAACCCCGTCAGCTACGACCTCGCTTGGCATATCCAAAATGCCAACCCCAGTCACACCTTCATGCACTACAGGCACGCCAAAGCCCTGCAGGTCAAAAAATACGCTTAGGTCTTCGGTGAATGCCATGCGCCCAGTCTACGCACAAAAAACCCCTAGGCTCCCCCACGGCGCCTAGGGGTCAGTCGTTCACTTCGTCCGCGTACAGCTTAGCCGTACTTCTTCACGCCAACGCCGTTGATGGAGTAGGTGTGAGTGGAGGTATCGGTCACCGACACAGCTTTGATCCAACGCTTGGCAGCGCCCTTGGGGAACACCAGATACTGCTTAGAAGCAGTGGTGCTCACCTGAGCGAAGGCTACAGCGGCAGAAGCCTGCTCAGTTCCGTCAAGGTTGAACACGGTGGTGACATCGCTATAGGTGCCGCCTTCGGTGTCGCTCGACTGGATCTTCACATCCAGAGTCGAGGTTCCGCCGTTCTCGACATCAAGAATCACCACGAGGTCGCCCTCATAGTCATTCATGTCAACAGCAGTGCCGCTCAGGTTGGCGGTGCGCTCGGCAGTAGGAGCCAGAGCAAAATGCTGGAGCTTTTCCAGACCGGTAGAAAGGATGGCCATGATCAGTCCTTAGTAGGGAAGTCAGATGTCACAGTCTTAGCCTTCCGACCCGGCTTAACCGGTGCAGGAGCAGGCTTCGGCTCTTCCGTCACCTCAACAGGTGCGGGCTTCTCTACGGCAGCGGCCACAACAGCCTTACCACCGCCAACCAAAAGATTTCCGTCAGCTTCACTGACCTCGACAAAGGAGCCGGCCTCAACCGGCTCCCCCGAGATCATGACGCGACGCAGGATCTCGACTCTCATAATCAGGTGCCGTAGCAGAACGCACCAGGCTGCTTAACAGCCACATCCACGTCTTGCAGAGCAATCACGCGGACGGTGCCGGCAGTAGCACCAGCGTAAGGATCAACAGTCAGATCCAGGCCAGACCACATACCCATGATCATCATGGAGAAGTCGCCAAACAGAGCGTCGTTGTTCTGCAGCTGGTTGGAAACAATGGCGGG